TTAGAACTCAAGGAGGAGCCGCAGCTTACGCCCTCAAAAATAACCTAGCTACAAGTCAAGGGGATGAGAAAAGACAAGAAGCAGCTAACGCTATCGCAAGGCGTTTAAGTCCAGACCTGAAAAAAGAAATAACCGAGATCAATCCAGGGGACGAGGCGAATTTTATAAACTCTATGTTACAAGAGATTGAAAAAGGTAACAACTTTGAAGGGGGAAAAGTTATTGAAGTTGGTCAATTTGCAGACGGGAATCCTCAATCTCTTTTGAACGATATGGCTGTACAAATGTACCAAAAAGCTCTTATGTTGGAAATTACTACTCTTCCATCTTTTTACTTATCAAACACTTGGGATATACAATCACCTTGTTTGTTATTTGCTCAGGACAATAATATTTCTCAAACACATAACCCAGACAGAACCTTAATGAATAAATTCTTTAGTGGACAATACAAAATATTAGGATTTACCCACACGATTAGCCCTTCTAAATCTGAATCGAGATTCAGTTTATCAAAGACTATAATAAACACCAGTACTAAGGAAGAGGAGGATAATGATGAGTGAGCAAATAATATCACTAGCCGAAGTAAGGAGCGTAGTTGACCCAACCAGGAATGGCTCTTTTACAGCTATGGTTCACCATGAAGGTAATTCAGAAATATCTATTAATTATGTAAGTCCTTATGGTACGCTGGGGGAAGGAGGATTTGTGGCTATACCCTCAGTAGGGACTACTGTTTTAGTATGCAAACCTAGTGGATCTAAATCAGGCTGGTATTACTTAGGAACTACCTTTGACAAAGAACGAAATCAAGTAGAGGGTGAGAAAATAAAGGATCATTGTTCACCTTTAGAGCGGATCGCCCCTAAGGCGTACCGTGCCACAGGTACTCCCGCGCAATCGGCATTCAAAAACGCGCATGACGCAGGACTCATTATTACCGACGAAGGTAACTCAGGCGAAGATAGTACAGGGTTTATAAGTAGTAATGTTGAAATTAAATCATCGACGAATAAAAGAATTACTTTGAACGACAGTCCCGCAGTTGATGCCATTACTATTGATTCAGGAAACAATTCGAAGATTACTGTGTCCAATTCCCCCGAACGCGGGGATATTCCTGAATCAGCAGTCCAAATACAGACGCTAGGACCCCAAAAATATCTCAACACCGGATCACAAACCGATATCTTAGTTGGAGAAGGAGGTAGAGAACTTCAGCTACTCAATAAGGGGCATGGAGAGGATTGGGGAGATGCAGGAGGTCCGTGTGGTAATGTTAATATTCAAAGTTATAAAAAAGATGTTAATATATTTACCAAAGCTGATGAAGGAAGAATATTTATTGAATGTCTTAATGAAAGTGGAAATAACCAGGTGATTGAAATTCAAACTAATGGGGAAGGTGGGGCTATCCGTATTAAGACAAAGGGTAAGTTGGACATTTCAGCAGAGTTTATAGGGATTAATGCTACCCGCGATATTAATATGAAGGCAGGAGGGACAATTAATCTTCATTCAGACCAGGACCTAAGCTTGAGAAGTGGGGAAACTGTATACGCAGACGGTAATGAAATTCGATTAAATGAGGATGGAGCCGAATTCGCGGATCCAAATATCGGAAATACAGAAAGTTACTATGGAAACGATGGGATAACTACATACTAAGAGGCAATTATGGCATCATTTGATTTAGACACATTTTTAAAGGTTCAAGGGAAAACAGGTACTGGTGCTGTTCAGGCTTTGGGTATGTCCTTTGGAATGCCTAGCTGTATGTTAAACATGGCAGCGGGGGCTCTCAACCTACTCCCCAGTTCTTTACTGACTGGAATTCAATCCAACATTTCCCAAGGTAAAGCTAAGGCAAATGAAATAACCAAGGAAGTACTTAAAAAGCTTTCACTTGGCACAGGCATTATTGAGTTTGATACGGAAAATGGAGTTTTTAAATTTATGTCTGACACTTCCTGGCAGGGAATTGATAATGATGATACAGAGGCTAATAACGATCTTGATGGTATACTAGGGGTTTTTCAATACGCAGCATCTTTCGGCGCTCAAATTTATGAAAACTATAACAATATTACAGACCAGATAGACTCCATAACCGATTGTTTAGATAAGTTTAGCACTATGCAAAAATTCCAATCGGGAAATTCTTCATCAGAGAAGGCTAAACTTTCTCCCTCTGAACAGGAAGAGCTTTTTCAAGCCACTTATGCAGGAGATTCTACTAAACTAAAACAAGCTAATGATTTTGTAAAGAAGTGTAATGCTACTATTATTGAAATTAATAATATTCTTAGAGCCAGAGAATTAGATCCTTCGCTGGAACCCTGTTTGTTAAATTCTTCTGAATTAGATCCGTTCTTAGAGAATACTACTTTTAAGAGATGCTCTCCCACAGACCCATCCGTGGGGGCAGATGAAAAAGAAGTGTTCCGACTAACTTACGGACCCCCTGAGACTGCTGCGGGACAGTATGTGTTAACGTCCGATGGCTTGTATTACGACTCCCAAACAGGAGGATTAGATCCTGTGTTCTTGGCTATCTCTGGGATTGTACCTATTGGGGATAAGTGGAAGTATGATTACGATCCTAACTTAGGTGGTAAGGGCCAAGCTATCTCTATTGAATCTTTAAACAAGTTCTCCGATAATATTTTTGATCCTACCCGAATTGATGATAGTATAGGACTCCAGCATTACTATAACGAAGACCACTTCCTCTCTGTCTTAAAGCAACAAAGGGATAAAAATGTATATGATTTATCTTCAGATTTAACTTCATTTATTGCTGAGTTTGGAGAAGATTCCTCGATTGTAACAAATCAAAGAAATTTAATTATCTCTGATATTGCTAATCATAATAGTAAAATTAACAGGAGAAAGAAACAGATTGAGGTTGCTGTTAAGGCTCCTCAGATTTACGGAGAGGAAACCCAACCTAAGTTCTCCCCAGGGGAAATCCCTATCAATGATTTCTCTTACCTAGCGGACTATAACTTAGAAGTAGATTTAGAAAAACAGAATGCTTTGATATTTAATCAAGCTGATGTTGTAGGTATAGTGTTACCTATCGACGCTAAGTTTGCAGGAACGAGTGCTAAACCTCCCTCGTTAACTTTTGATCAGTTAAGGGTTCCTACGGTTGGAAAAGGTAGTATCTTATACTCCCCATCCTCTACTCAAGCAGGTACGGTATTATCTTTAAATGACCAAGTGGTTTATGATGGTTTGTTTGGAATTTACAACTTCTTAGAAACTAAGTTAGAGCTTCCTTCGTCGCTATCCTTCCCAGTAACAAATTGCGCTACAGAGAATATGTATAATAACGCCCAAATGGTGGGAGCTTCTAAAAAGGACATATTTGTTTCTGGTTTAGGAATTCCTTACTTAGGTGGAATTGTTCAAAATAAATCTAGTGATCCTTTAGCTGCTTCTGCATTAGGATCGTATGTCAAGCTTCCTGACACTAAAGAATATCAGAACCTAACTTACTCGTCTACAGGATTTACATTAGAATGTTGGGCTCATGTTCCTAATATCATGGACGGAGGTGTGGGATGGCTAAGTGCTACAGCTTCTTCATTAACGAAGGTTCTTTTAGCTAGTGAAAATGTAGGTAAATCCAATGTTTCTGGTCCTTGCCCTCCTGCCCCTGAGAAAGATTTAGATTATCTAAGAAATGATAAAGGGGATGAGTTTGTGAGAGGTATGGTTTGCGGCTTTACTAGAGATAGGAGAATTACAGAGGCAGGATATGGATTAGGTTTATCAGGATATAGTAACAGTAATCATGATAATGATCCAGTATCATCATTGAGTTTTTTCATAGCCCCTACGCAATCTAGAGATGCATCATCGGCTTCTTGGATTAATAGTGATGATTGCCAGCGTTATCCCTCGTTCCATAAGATGAAAGTAGACCTTTCAGCGACAGATTTCGGAAACGTGTCATCACAATTCGTTTTAATCGACATATCGTGTGATCCCGTTAACAATGTTATCAAAATGTTTGCAGATGGATCCCTTGTGGCAACCTCTTCTGTAACCGCAGTGTTTGGATCGCAGGAAGGAGTTCCCCCTAACTTACCTAACTTCAAGAAAGCCAATAGCTTCGAATACTCGACCGATACTGTCGATGGTCCTGATATCCTAAAACAAGGTCCCTTATTAAACACTTTCTATAGCCCTTGGATTGTGGGGGGAGGTTATACGGATGGTATGTATAAAAATGGCAACTTCATGGGTGGAGATCGAGGTGGTATTACAAGTGGGCTTCGTGGACATGTTGGTAGCCTAAAGTTTTACTCTAGACCCCTAGATAATGGAGAGGTTTTGAAAAACTACAAAGCTCAACAAGGCTTCTTCAAAAATATTAAGATCTAATGGCTGCTAATCAAACTGTAACTGTATACGGAAGAAAATCTCCTAGATACATAACTGAAGGACCTACTTCTAAGAGAAGAGAAGTTTTTGGTTTGGGATTCCCTTTAGGGTCATCTCCTGACGGGGGGATTTTTTCAAGGAAAACAGGCGTTAATATGATTAAGGATGCAGTTCGCCAATTACTTTTGACGGAAAGAGGTGAGCGCATTATGCTTCCAAACTTCGGATGCAACCTTCGTAAGTATTTATTTCAACCCTTAACTGAGACTACCTTTGAGAGTATCAAAAGAGAAATTTTATACTCCTTTGAAAAATATATTCGAGGTGCTGATGTAGTCAAATTATCCGTTTTCCCTATGGGACCATTGGGACCGTCAGGGGGAAACTCTTTAAAGGTAGTTCTATCTTTAGTGTTGGATACTGACGATTTAAAAATTTTTGATGTTGAGGTAAACATATCATGAACTTTTCAGGAACTATAGCATCGGACTTTATGAAGTTAGCAAACATACCTGTTAACAAAAGACCTTCGCTTGTTAATTTTGCTGCAACGGATTTCTTAACTTTAAGAGATTCTTTGATTGATTATTCCAAAGCTGTCTATCCTTTAGATTATCAGTATTTTGTTGAATCTGATCTAGGTATGATGTTTATTGACCTTATAGCTTACATGGGTTCTGTTATGTCCATGAAAGCAGACATGCTTGCTAATGAGAACTTCTTGGTTACGGCTAACCAAAGATCTAGTGTTAAAAAGCTGTTGCAACTGATTGGCATTAGCATGAAAGGCCCCTTATCATCAGCAGCAGACGCAAAGGCTA